GAAATCCAATTCCATCACGTGATGCTGGTTGTCATTCACTATTTAACCTTATAAGAACCTATGATGTTACTAATTCACATCTTTTAGAAGAAGTTTTACAATATAATACATTAGTAGCCCAAAAATTCCAATATACTAAAACAACATCTGTTGATAATTACAGAGCTGAATTTGAGGGGGTTCAACCTAATAAATCAATAGATCAAAATTTATATTGGAAACCAAATAATACAAATTATATTGCTGGAACAGTTGTAGCCCCAGATATAGCCAAATCAGTTCAGTTTAGCGGAACTATAAAAACTGATTTTTATGATAATCATCAATTTATTCCTTGTGCTGTCTTTAATGGTTTACGAACAGAAATACAAATGGAAGATTACAGACGTGCATTAGAATTTACTACTGGTTCTATGGGTGTTGGTTCAAAACACGGTGTAATGCCTAAAAATATGAATCTTATGGTTACACAAAAACAAGCGGCTGGTGGTGGTGATGCAGAAGTTAATCCATTTACTATTACTGCTGGTGGAACTAATTATCAAAATAATCATATTTATACTGCAACAGTTACTGGAACACATATTGGTTTTGTAGAAGTAACATTAGTTAATGCTGGGACCGGAGCAGTTGAAGAAGCTAAATGGTATTGCACTACTGGTGGTAATGTTCCGCCGGAAGCCGGAGAAGCTATTGTTTTAGGAACACCAACAGCTGGTGGATCAACTGCCGCTACTATTACTATTAAAGCTGGAAATCAACTTTTAGGTGGATTATTAATAGGTGATAAAAATGATGAATATTTTATTGATTTAGGAGCAGTAAGTGTTACTCATCAATTAGCCGGAGCCACAAGTCCTTCTGCACCAGCTGATATTACATATTTTGGTAAGGGAACTGTACGTAACCCATTTAATATATTAAATCAAGTAACTGATAATGGAATAGGTTTTGGAGCAACAACTGCTTTTCCTAATGTAGTAATGCCTTTTTCTGTTGGTGATAAACTTTATATTACAGATTTACGCCAAGATGCTGGTTCTAAAAAAGCAATTGGTATAATTACTAAAATTGATAATGTGCCTGGTGCAACCAATTTAGATAAAGGTGCAAGAGTTTTCTTTTTACCATTTCAATCACAAGTTGTAGGCGGACTTGGTAATGAAGTTGCTGTTACAGCATTAACTGGCGGAACAACACCAATTTTAACACAGAATTATATGTTTTCTAATAATTTACACGGTTATGCTTTATATGTAGAAGAAGCTGACAGAATAAATGGTTATACACCGGTATTAGTTGAACGTGATACTATTCCACAAAAACAAACATTACTTGATGCCGCTGGATTAAAAGTTGATTTTACTATTAAAAATTTACAATATAATATTAAACGTGTAGATATGGATGAAAGACAAGTAGCGGATGATTTAAGAGCGGCAAATAGTTCAAGTGGTTATAGATTAGATTTAGCAACAACCCAAACAAGATTAGTCAATTTACAAGCACTTCAAGGTCCAACCAGTCAATTAATATCTATACCAAATATTACCAAAGCATTAGCAGTCTTATCTGTTCCACTTAACCAAAACGAACAAATATCAGTTGCGGCTCAATCGCTACGGGGACAACCAGATAATATTACAAATTATCAATATGATATTGGTTCTATGGGATTACAGCCCCAGAGAAAAGTTTTAGTAGAAAAAGCATCATTAGGTGATCCACTAATTCAAACTCAACATATTAATGAATTAATAAAATCTGTGGAGGGTTTTGATATGGAATTGTCTTCATTAAATGGCGTTCTTATGAATTTTGCAGTAGGTCGCCAATTCGCAAGAAATGATATGTATTTTAATTTAATGGAAGCTGGTGATCTAACATTAAAAGCTGAATATGATACACAGCAAACCTTCCCCAAACTTGTAGTACATTTCATTCATCATATACGCTCTATTTTAGTAACAAGTGGCGGTATTCAAATAGCCAACTAAATTAATAATTAAAAAAATATATATTATTAAAAAAATATTTTATAATAATATATAAAAAGATGAGTGTCCCGTTAAATGCCAATCGCCACAGAGTAAGTATACATCCAAATAATAGCCCTTCTGGCTCAAAATTTTCAGCACTTACATTTCCTCAAATCAATTTCGTCATAGCAAGACAAAATGCCTTTCTTTTACCACAAACCTTAAAATTAAATGGAACTTTTATTTTAAAGGATAATACCGGTGCTAAACCAAAAAATCTTCCATCAGCAATAGCTGGTGCTACTAATGGCTCTACAATAAATAACCGAGTAGGTTTAGCCAGTTGCATAGACGAAGTAACTATCCAAACTTTAAATGGACGTAACCTTGAAACTGTAAGAAACTACAATAGATATTTAGCCAGTTCTAAACCATTTATGAATAATTGCTTTGATTATAATAATGGATTAAATCTTAATGATCCATTTTTAGGTTCTAAATCAGTAACTACTTGCCGTGCCGCTAATGTAGAAACAAATTTCTCAATACCAGTTGAAGTTGGTATGCTTGGTGATATGCCTTTAAATATTTCACAAAAAGGCTTCCACGGTTTACAATTAAATCTTCTTTTAGCACAAAACGCCGCTGTTTCCCAGCCATTTGCTTTATATGATTTTGCTGGTGGAAAAACAGAAGTTTTATCTACTAATAATTATTCTTATGAATTAAAAAATGTATTTTTAACATTTGATTTAGTAAAACCAAGCGCTGAATTCTTTAATAGATTACCAAGTTCTGGACTTTTAGGATTCAATACTATTCAATCATTACATTCTACTATTCTTGCAAGTGATACTACTGTTAATTTACGTCTTGGATGCCGTAATGCTATATCAGTAACCCATACCTTAATTCCTTCAAGCGAAGTCAATAATCGTGGTAATGATAGTTTCCGTTTAGCAGGTCCAGAAGCTTCTGGATCAAAAAAAGATATTAGAACAGTTCAATATATGAGAGCTGGAGAATTATTTCCATACAATTTTATTTTAGATAGTGAAGCGGAAGGTGTTGATGGTAATCCTCAATCTATGATTGCTGAACCAGCTTTAAATTCAGTTACTTTATACGAAAATCAACATTCTTCTTTAAATCCTATGTCTAATGTAGGAATTAATAATCAAAAAGCATTTGCTGGTGCTAAACAAGAAACTGGTTTACCTTATCCTATGGCGTTAGATCCAGATAGTGCATTCATTTTAGGAGTACCTATGGATAGTGAAAAACAAGGAGCAAACTTTAAAGATAGAGAATATGCGGTCCGTATTCAATCTGGTTTAGATGATACTACTGCTAATAGTTTATTTACTTTTGTCCGTTGTAGAAACGTCGCAGAATATTCACCTACCGGCGTCAACGTTGTTGAATAGAATAAATAATTAAATTTAAAAAATATATTAATAAAAAAATATTTTATTATTAATATATAAATATGGAGAAACCAAGCGATCAAATTCTCGGTAAAACTGATGACATCCCAGCGGTTATGAAAGTTGAAACAAGCACATTAGAACCCATTACCATAAATGATAATAATGCTCGTTTTGTCTTTGAAAATAAAGGCATCTTATCACGTGATACTTGTCTACAATTCCAGTTAGTTACAAGTGGTGGAGTAGGTTTCCTTCCAATAGGTTCTGGTATATATTCATTAATAAAAAAAGCCACATTACGTGTTGGTGCTAAAAGAATTTGTGAAATAAATGATTTAGCCTATTATCGTTCTATGACCCACACTTATAATACACCAAGTTATAGAGCTAATTATGTTAGATTTATGAAAGGTATAAATAATACTCTTGTTCCATTACAAGTTGGTTCTACAAGTGGTGGAGTAAATGCAAATGTAGATGTAGGAAAATTCCAGCCTACCGGTGTTGAAATAGCTTCCAATACATTAAATCCTGAAACAAGTGTCCTTCCAAATGATATGCAATTAACAAGTTCTGCTGACACAACGCCTTGCTGGACTATATATTTACGTGAATTATTCCCAATTTTAGAAAGTATTGAATTACCACTTTTTTTGATGAACGAGGAAGTTGTTGTTGATATAGAATTTAATAAACAAACTTCTGCTACTGATACAGCTGTAAATGGTGTTGGAACATTAGCAGTTTTTGAAGCTAATTCTGCAAATCCACCAGTTAAACAGTTACATACTTGTTCGTTAGTAAAAGAAAGTTGCCTTATGTATGTTGATACAATTTATTATGCAAATGAACGTATGGAAGATGTAGATCGCCAAGTAGATGCGACACGTGGTATGAGTTTAAAATATACTGATGTTATTTCAAATGTTGCTTCTATGGGTTCACAAGAAAATGTTGGAGCCGGTGCAGTTGTTGAAAAAGAAATAATCCATCAGCTTCCATTAAGTGGTTTTTCAGTTAAAAATATATTCTGGTGCTTTAATGCAAATAATCGCCAGTCATTAACTGGTGGCGTTCAAGTTGCAAAAAATCCACAATTCTATAATCCATTTTATGGTAAATATGCTATGTTGGCTACACCTAAAAATAATACTTTTGATGTTCGTGTAAATGATGCTCTAATTTTCCCAGAACCAATAACCAATCCAGGTTTAAAAGCAGAAGAAGCCAGACAAGTTTATAATTCACCAGTATATTTACATACTGGTTTATATAGTCGTGATTCTTATACTGATAAAAGTGCTGGTTTTGATGATGATCCAGATGCATTACCATTTAGTACAAGTGTTTTAAGTTTATCACAAACAGACGCAGGAACTGGTTTAGCTGGAACATCAAAACTTTATGGTGGTTTATTACCAACAGAATTAGCTGGGGGTCAGCACTTCGCCGCAGTTAATCTTTCTACTATGCCTGGTTCAAGTAATGATGATGCAATATATATTAATCAAAAACCAATTGAAGTAATCCACAGAAAATTTGCAACTAATGCTAATACAAATTTTGCTTATAATGCTTATTATTATAGTGAAGTAGTTAAGGGATTTTCTCTCAAAAATGGTAATGTTATGATACAGCAAGGTCCAAGTGTTATTATGGCTCAATAAATAAAGAAAATTTGGATTATTCTCTCAAATAAATAAAATTAAATTATAAAAATTATATATTATTTTATAATTTAATATTATAATGGGTTCTTGTGTTAGTAGATTTGTAAAAAACGAAACTGACTTTAATAAAAACGGAATGGGTGATCGTGATGAATTAATTAGAGAAGTTATAAAACAAATTGATAAAATTTTAGATGAAAAGAAAAATGTAGAGAGAAATAATGAAAATAAGGGGAACAATATGTAAAGAATTCAAAAATAAATATTTATCTAAATCTTCCTCTGGTTACTGGTCTTGGTCTTAAAGAATGATAAACACTTTGTGGTAAATCATTTTCATCTTGTTTTTTAGAAGCAGTTGGTATAGCATCCTTCAATTCTTTTTCTTTTCTCTCTTTGCTTTCTTTATCATCTAATAATTTTAATAATTCATCATATTCATCTTGTGTAAATGATACTTTAATTTTTTTAGCTTCTTCATCATCTACTTTTTTCTGTTCTTTAAGTTTTTCATAATGATTCATATTTTTCATAAATTTTTCAAAACGTCTTAATTCTTCTTCCTCTTCTGTTAATTCTACCTTTTTAACAACTTTTTTTTTAATTGATTTTGGTTTAACTTCTGGTTCTTCAATTTCTTCCTCAACTTCTTCTTCATTTTCATCTGGTTTTTCTTCTGCTTTTTCTTTCGCTTCTTTATCAAGTCTTCTTCTTCTTTCAATAGTTTCTCTGGCTTTTTCTCTCGCACGAACAAGGTGGTCTTTTTGTTTATTACTGGCTTTTTTTTCGCTTTTGTGGAAAACATCACTATCAGGGGGCAAAATATCCAAATCCATATTTATATATTATAAATATTTTTTTCTTTTTATAATTTTTACAAATTTATACATTTTTTAATTTTTCTAAATTTTACTTTTTATATTCCTCAAATATTTTATTATCAACTTTTCTTGCTGGACCGCCAACTATTACAGACGCTAATCTTGCGAATTTCCAAGCAGAAGCAGTTGTATTTGGTCTGCTTCCAGATGAATATGCGGCTAATCCTT